ACCTACCGGATGTTGGATTTTCGAACATACAATACGACAACATACCAAAGAATACACTAATACTTACACATATTTCTCAAGTAAATGAAGATGGAAAGGTAAAGAAAGTATTGACAGATCCTTTAATTTTAAAAAAATGGTCAGATATATTCGGAGTACAGCAACCCAGTGTAATATTTGATGGTTATTTAGATTTTGGACAGAGAACTGCTCTAAGAGAATTATTAGAATCATCAGAAGCCAATCTTACGAAAGCAGATGATAGTAAATCATCATACACTCGAGATTTATTCGCAATATTTGATAAAAATGCATACAAGTCTACACTCAACAATACATTAGATGGAGATATAGACAGTCTTGTGTTATCGTTCTTAGATAACAATAAGATAAAGACATATAAGATGGAAGATCCTTTCAGATCATCTTCTACAGTAAAACACTCAAACCACATATACCAAATAACTGTACTTGATTTATTAGAGTACTTAGCCGTTTATGATTTTTCTAAGGTTAAATTAACAGAAGAGACATCTAATAAAAGGTACATTGAAGTTATATCGGTAATATTCAACGACTATATTTCTACGAACGCAACCAAATTTATTGGTGTTGATTTCGAAGGTGCTGAATTCTCTAAGAACGAACTGTTCGATATTAACAAATCATTCATTAACAACGATGCAACATTAAAATATGTTGAGAATAAGATGTTAGCTGAATTGTTTAAAATAACACTTGGAACTTTCAGAAAGAAAAAGAATAAGGCAAACGATATTATAAGCGGAGACCTTGTTGAAGTACTAAATAGTATAGTAGACAAAATCAATGATAAGATACTCGTCAACAAAACAGATGAGAATTCAACATACACATACAACGATTTCATTTTACACAATAAAGTAAAAGATTCTGAAGCTTTAAGTGAAAACATATCAGATGATACTTTAACATTTAAACAATTCATAACGAAATAATGATAGGTAAGGGACATATAAGAGTTGCTTTCGAGGCTGCAATGGCAAACGAAAATTTCAATAAGGCACTTGATAGAATATCAAATAAGTCTAGCGAAGTAGAAGCTATGACAGAACCTCAAAAGAAAACGATAATCGATAAGGTTGAGGACACTGCAGATTATATAGATAAGTTTGGTCCTATTTCTACAATTAAATCTTATTTTGTAGAAACTAAGGGTTTTTCTGAAGGCGATTTCTCTAAAATAGAAAATCTATTAAAAAAAGAGTCAGACGACTCTCTTACTGCTTTATTATCATATATAAAATCACCAATGAGTATCGGCGATTTTACATCTATAACCAAACCTGTCAATATTGCAAAACAAATATCTGCAAAAACTGGAATAGGATATTCTATTCTTTCTGAACTTTTCAAAATGGATGGTGAAACTAAAGCCGGTAAAGGTGTAGGTAAAGGTGAGGTTTTTTTAGGATTTATGATTGACGGCGCAGTAAATGCAACGAAAGGAGTTTCCGGAGATGTTATAGTGAATGGCGAAGCTTATGAAGTTAAGGCAAGGCAAGCTAGGTTGAATGCACAAAATGGTTTTCAATTAGGATCAACTGCATTAAATTCATTATTCTTAGAATTAAATAAATTGTTTAAAGATTCGGATGTTAACGAAAACTTCGAAGAAATGTTTACAGCCACTGAAAAATCAAATCATCAATCGTATAATTTAGGTTCAAAGAAGGAAAGTAAGTTCTTTGAGTTATATAGATCAATGATCGAATTTAAAATAATAGATGGTGCTGAATTAAGTGACTTGATTGCAAGTACGATGTTTGTTGGATCTTCTGGTATTTGGCCTAACGCTTCTGCTAAAATAAAGAAATTAGTATCTGACGCATTCAATGATAATATAGGATCTGGTAAATTCAATAAGTCCTCAAATACTGTATTAAACTATACTCTAATGTATGCAAATATATTATATTATGCTGAATTAGAAAAGTTTAAAGGAATCTTTATGATAAACCCAAATAACGGTAATTTTGCATACTTTGATCAAAATAAAGCAGGTGTAAAATGGCTTATTAGCAATACAAAGTATCAACAGCCAAATTGGCAAGATAACCCAACATCTTCGATGTGGAAAATAGAACTTAAATAAAAACAATACGATGAAAAAATTAAAAACTAGTGCTGAGTTCTTCTTAAACGAAGCTCGTTCAATTACTAAAATCTCAAAGGAACTTGCAGATATTACTGCAAAGATGAAAGACCTTGCTGCTGAATTTTATCAGTTTAGATCACAAGGTGCATACGCTGAAAGACTTGAAGAGATTAAATCTGAACTTAGAGATTTAACTCCTAAGAAAAAAGCACTAATGGCTGAATTAGATAATTCTATTGCTGGTAAAGACAGAAACATCGAATTAGATATTAAAGAATCTAATAACGAAGACGAATTAACTGAATCTGCTGATAAATGGACACTATATGTTGATGGCGAGAAAATAAAAACTTTCAATTCTAAAAAAGCAGCAGTTACTGCATATAACAAGGTTGTTAATAGTGATGACTCGACATGGGATAAGGCAACAATAAAGGTAGGTTCAGATTTATATGAATCAACAACAAATGAAGGTAAATTCAATAGACTTCCACGTAAGTTAGATGTTATGTGGGATTTAAAGAACACTATTAGTTCTATGTTTTTTAAGCATAGTAGAGGAGATGATTATGACCAAGATGAAATGAAGTCAATTGAATCAAACATCAAGGACATAAAGAAAGCTGTTAAGGCTTTTAGTAATGCAGATGATGTAAAAGGTACTGAATATGAAGTATTAGAATCCGCATTAACTGAAGCTAAATTCAATAGACTTCCACGTGGGTTAGATGCTATACAGGACTTGAAAAACTCTGTTAGGCATATGTCTGATAGGTACGACAAAGGTTATGATTATTCTCCAGTTGAAATGAAGTCAATTGAATCAAACATCAAGGACATAAAGAAAGCTGTTAAGGCTTTTAGTAATGCAGATGATGTAAAAGGTACTGAATATGAAGTATTAGAATCTACAATCAATGAAGGTGTTACAGTGTTCGAGAAGGACCTTGAAACTATGATTAAAGAAATCAAACAAGGTTATGGTTGGATTGATCCAGAATATGCAATGCATACATGGGAAGCTATTAGTAACTCTGTACCATTCGATCTAGTTAAATTCGAAATCTATAAGCAACTAATTTCAGCTAAATTATTAGCAATTGCTAGTGAGGATAATGAAGAGGAAGCTGGTAAATACATTAAGTCTATAAAGGAATTAGGTAAGATATTCCCTTCATTAGGTATTAAAGAATCAGTAGTTACTGAATCTAACGATACTATCGAAGAAGGTACAGCTGATTTCATGGCTCGATTCAAGAAGACTAATATAATTCTTAAGAAAGGTTATGATCATTTAAGTGACGAAGAACTAAATAAGGTATATACTGAAGTTGGTGAATTAGTTACTGATAACAACTTAAAAGTGAAAGAAGTTAATGTAGTATTCGAATCAGAAGTTTCGGAAGCTAGAACTATTCAAACTAAAAGACGTTATACTGAAAGTCATCCAGCATCAAGTGTTGGTAAAACAGCTAAAATCCGTAATAAGATTTTAGAAGCTATTAAAGATGGTAGAATGACTCAAAGTGAATTTGATAGAGTTGTAAAGGAAATGAGTTCAGATCACAAGAGATGGATGAAACGTAACAGTAATCTTTTCAATGTATCTGAAGATGGTATTTCGCTTTCAGGCTTTGGACAAAAGATTCTTAAAGGTATTACAGTTAATGAAATTGTAGTTACTGAATCATTTGAATCATTCTCAAATTCTTTAAACGATACTAAAGAATAATGAAGACTGTTCCAGAGAATTTATCTTTAGGAGATATTGGAGGCATGGGAGCTGTTATATTACCAAATGCTGGTGAAATTGGTTCTGGCGATGTTCCAGCTGGACAAAAGAAAAAGAAGTCAAAACCTAAGAAGCTTAAACACTTATTAGGTTTTGATAATTATATAGCAGGCAAAGAAACAATATAACTTTAAAATGTCAAACACATTAGTAATACAGGTAGATATAAAGATTAAAGGAGCTAAGGTTCCATCATCTAAGAATACCTTTTCGTATCACGAAGAACTATATAAGTTGAGTAGACAGAGTGTTAAATCATGGGCTGATAGGAATGGATTTGATTACTTAGTAATTAAAAACGACGATAAGCTTCCTGGTTATCATCCTGCATTTCAACGAGTTTCTCTTTTTCATGATGACTTCAAGAAGTATGATAATGTAGTATATGCTGATTGTGATTATGTTATGCATAAATTGACACCGAATATTATAGAGTGGACTGACGAAAGGAATGAATCATTCTTTGCAACTCAAGGTAATTCATCAGCACCAAGTATAACATGGAACAAGAAGTTCAATTCTGGTTTCTTTGTTATAAAAAGAGAACTGATTGATAAGTTAAAAGATAAGTACGTAAAGTATTTAGAAAAACATGTTAAGAGTGCATACAAAGATGAAGACATGTTAAATGATTTAATGAAAAACCATTATAAAGGTTATTGTATGTTGAGTAAACACTGGAACGGAATTCTTGCAGTTTCATCTCCATTATTCTGTACGCATTATACTGCTTTACGTAAAGAAGAATTTACAAAAACAAAGCATGACAAATGGCAACGTGAGAAAATACAGAAAGTTGCAGCTTTAAGTAAAGAAGAAATCATCAATAGATATTTAGATCATGCAGATTTAGGTGGTAGAATAGAATCGAACAGATAAAATAAATAAACACAATGAAACTAACAGAACAAAAACTAAGAGAAATCATTCGCGAAGAATTAAATTCTTCAAACGAATCGACAGAAATTGTGAACGAAGTTGAAGATCAATCAAAAAATGTAACTTTACGTGCATATATCATGATTAAGAAAAAGCAACATACTGTTGGATATATTTATGTAAGATCTGAGCACATCGGAGTAGCATATGATATTGACGGTTCTAACGTTACATTACTAGAACCAGGTGTAAAGTTATTGAAGAAGATTGCAGGACTTAGTACAGCCAGTTTAAGTGTATTTGGTCTTGGTAAGGTAAAACCTGAAGAGGTATTATTTGAATTGAGTCCAGAATATAAAAGAGAGAAATCACGTGATTCTTTCGAAAAAGCTGAACAACAAGCAAGAGCAAGTAAGAACATCGCAAATGCTCTTTCATCTGCTATGTTACGATAGTTAACATTATAATTCTAAAAAACCAGGCTTTAAGTCTGGTTTTTGGGGGAATTAAACAAATCCTAATCTTCCTATATAATACCATGAAGAAAAGTATACTAGAAGAAGCTGATGGTATTGTCAACCACCGAAACGAGGAAAAAGACAGAGAGTATGGACCATTCTCAGAAGGTATGGACAGAGCCGCATCCATTTTCAATGGTATGACAGGTTTAACTGTTACTGGAAAAGAAATGTACATCGCACTCATAGCACTCAAATTTTCAAGAGAAAGCTATAATCACAAAAGAGACAATTTATTAGATTCTGTTGCATACATACAGGGTCTTGAGAATTATATTAACGAAAAAGAATAACAATTATGAAAGTAGCAATTTTATTAGGACGTGGTATCGAAGGATGTGGCGTAACTAGATATGCCTTAGAAGAACAAAAGTGGTATATTAACAATGGACATGAATGTAACATCATTGCATCGAGCGATAAGAAATGGGGACGTAAAGATTCTCAAGTTCATGATATAAAAGAATTTGGTCTAAATCAGATCGATGGTATTGTAGATGACTTGAATGAAAACTACGATATTGTATACTATCAATCATTACCTGCAAAGAAAGGTTATTCTGAAGAATATCAGAATGCGTTCTATAATAAACTGGTATGCAGTGTTACTAAACCTATCAAGTTGTCACATCAAAATGACCATAAGATTCAATCTGTATCAAGAAACTTTATGATATGGGAAACAATGGCTCAGATGGACGCATGTTTTACACATTCATTAGAGAGTCCGTTTGCTAAGAAGATGAGAGAAAATAATCCAGGAGTTGTATTAGTGAAGATGGGATTAGGATTTGATTTTGATTCTTTAAAGCAATACTGGAAGCCTACAGAAACTCAAAAGCGTAGACTTTCATACTTTGGTAGATTTGCTGGATTTAAAGATCCTCAAAGAATCATTGATATGCAACCGCATTTAGAAGAATCTAACATCATCGGAGAGATGAGAGGTATTGAACGTTCTATAGGCTCTCTCGACTTATTCTATGAGGACAGGAACAAAAGAGACACAACTTATAGAACTAACATTCATGAGGTAAAGAAGAGTGAGATGGATCCAGAACAGACGACAGACAAAGTTTGGATTTACGGACCATATAACAGAATTGAAGGAATTGAAGAGCTTTCAACTTCAATGTTTGGAGCTGACTTCTATAATCTAGATGCAACTGCTTATGGAAATAACATGGAATTCGCAATGTGTGAGATCATTGGTTGTGGAACTATTCCAGTATTTTGTAAACATTGGGCAGACAACTGTACTCATATCGAAGGAACATTATTTGCAGATATGAAAGACTTTGCAGTGTACATTGATAAGAACGACTTGAAATCAGGAGTTGATGAATTAGAATTATTAGCTAATGATCATGATCTACGAGAAAAGAGAAGATTAGCTTGTTTTGAAATTGCAAAGAAACATGCTGATAATTCAGTAGTGTATAAGCAAATGCATAAAGATGCATGTTGGATTCCGAAAAGAACTCCAAATAAGATCGAGATTGTTAAAACAACTTCACTTTTTTAGATATAATACCATGGAAAGAGTAGACCCTTATTTATATTTTGGTGTGAAGAATTCATACAGGATATTAGTACAACAGAAATCATTATCTGATATATTAGATGAATCATCTCAGCAAAGTGGAAATGTCCATGAGCATAATCCTCCAGTTTTTTATATTGGACCAGACGAAGAGTATGATAATGAAGATATTCAAGTGATGATAAATGTTTTTGAAAAGAAAGAGCAATACGAAAAGTGTGCAGAACTTATTAAACTTATAAAATAAACAAACAATGGCGAATATTGACAATGAATGTAAAGATCTAGAAGTTAAAAACTTTTATGACGATTCAACAACCCACTTAGATGACATTATGTCTCATCAAAAGGAAATGCAAGAAAAGACTTATGGATTCAAATTTGAAGACATGTCAATTCGAGAAGTAATGGACTTCTGGCATGTAAACACTCATGCTTTGGTTGACGAAGTTCATGAAATGACTGATGCTTTAGGTGGTATTAAAGATGGATCTGGAAATGCGGTATGGAAATACTGGAAGAAAGACTTTAAGAAATACGAAACAATGAAAGTTTCTGATTTATCTGAAGGAGATAAGAAAGAACTTTATATGGAATGGGTAGACATTCTACATTTCTTTATGAACTATGCTGCTTCAATGGGATTAGATGCTAAAACTGCTTTTAATTATTACTTTGCAAAAGCTGAAGAGAACAAGCAACGACAAAAAAACAACTATTAATATTTAAACCGGAGAATTTCTCCGGTTTTTTTAGGCTTAAACAAAAGGACTAAACACTATATAAAATAAACAACCAAACAAATACTACATGATTCTAGACATCGAACAGACTAAAGACAAAGTTATTATTTCATATTTCAATGAAGAGGGTACTGTGTCATTTAAACAATATCCAATTAAACAATTCCAAAATTGGTATGTGTGTGGAGCGAGCGATAAGGGTGTCAGTAATAAGTATACTAACTGGGATGGACGTCCAGTTAAGCTTGGAAATGCTAGACAATTCAATAAGTTCTCATTATCATACTTTATGAATAGTATATCTGAGAAAGATAAGAAAGACATCTTTGCATATAATCTACCTAAAACATACTTCGTAGATATTGAAACTGAAATCGTAGATGGTTTTCCAAAAGCAGAAGAAGCCAAAACTAGAATCTTATCATTCTCTATCATAACACCAGATAGAAAAGCAATTGTATTAGGACTTGAAGATATGGCTCCTGATAAAATTAAGAAGATTGAAGATGATACTAATAAGTACTTCAAAGACTTCGATGAGGATTGGACATTTACATATAAGAAGTTCGAATCTGAATATGATATGGTGTATACTTTCTTAATGAAGTTCTTACCGAAGTTTCCAATGATGACAGGATGGAATTTCATAAACTATGACTGGCAATATATTGTTAATCGTTGTAAGAGACTTAACATCGACATCACAGAAATTGGAATGACTGGCAAATTAGACAGAAACGATAGTAGACCACTTCATATTGGTATTTTAGATTACATGCAGTTATATGACAAATACGATAGAAGTGTAAAGGTTAAAGAATCTAATTCACTTGATTTTGTATCTGGTCAAGTGTTAAACGTTAAGAAGATTAAATATACTGGAGGTTTACAAGATCTTTATGAAAATGATTTCGTAAAGTACATATACTATAACGTAGTCGATTCATGTCTTGTATACTATATTGATAGAAAACTAAAATCAATGGAAGTACTTTTAACTCTTTCAAATATTACTCAAATGCCATTATATAAAGCTGCATCACCGGTGAGTGTTACAGAATCATTAATCGCACGTAAATTATTAGAATCTGGTAAAAGAATTGGCGTTGAATATAGTAATGATGATAATGAAAAGGATGGACAATATGCTGGAGCTTTCGTAAAAGAACCGATTAGAGGTTATCATCAAGGAGTTGCAGCTTTTGATTTTGCCTCACTATATCCTTCGATCATGAGACAATTCAACATATCACCAGATGCATTTATTGAAAAGGTCAAACCATCTGAAGTCGCAGTGAAACGAGAGAACAAAGAAGTTATCGTTTGTGATAATGGTGTAGTATATGCAAAAGAAGATTCAATGTTACGGATGATACTTGGTGATCTGTACGGTCAACGTAAAGATTATAAGAAAATGAGTTACGACTATTTCACAAAAGCAGATGAGCTTAAAAAACTTATAAAGAAAATGTAAACTTATTACGTATTTTTTATATAATAACTATAAACAAAAACATATAACATGAAATTAACAATTAGTAAAGTAGACCAATCGAAATTTGTAAGTTTTATCAATAGACTTAAAGTCATTGATTCATTCGTATATTTTAAGATTAAAAATGGAGAAGTAGAAGCTTCTGCATATTTACCTCAGAGAGATGCGGTAAAACACAACAGAGTTCCTTTATCTGAAATCTTCCACATCAAAGATGGTGAAATTACTACAGAAAAAGATTTAAAGATTGCATTCTTCGATGCTTCTAGATTAATTGATGCTTTCAAACAATTTGATGGTGAATCTATCAGAGGTGAATTTGAATTTATCGAAAACGAAGATGACTGTATCGCTTCTAGTTTCAAAATCTACAGTGATGAATTAGAGATTACACTTTCGTGTTCTGAACCATCATTAGGATATAAAGATCTAACTGACGCACAGATTTCTTCTATCTTCAATGTTGATGGATCTAACTTTGAATTCGAGTTTGATTACTCTAGCATTTCAAAAGTTAAATCTTTATTTGGATTAGACAAAGAAGATACCTTCTCGATCAACAGGAAGAAAGATGGTGTTAGATTAAAGGGTAAGACTTATAATATGTTAGTTACTAACAAAGCAGCCGGAGATGATGCTGGAAGTGTTACGTTATTCAAGAAATATTTAAACTTATTAGACAAAGAAGATTATACTGCACATGTTTTAAGTAACAGAGTTGTTCTGAAGTCAAACGACTCAGATACATTATTGACAATAGCAACCTGTCAAACTGCGTAGTAAATGGATATAGATGCACTCATAGAAAAAGACGTAAGTACGCTTACGAAGGATGAAGCAAATGTATTGATAGAACACTATGATACTTTGTCGAAGAAATACACTGCATATGAACAAGCGGTTAAGGTAACACTTAACTCTATTTATGGTGCATTTGGAAACAAGTGGTTTCATTTCTTTAACATTGACATTGCAGAATCTATTACATTACAAGGACAGGGTGCTATTCTATATTCAGAGGAACGACTGAATCTGTATTTTAATAAACTGTGGCATAAAGATGTAAAAGTACATGAGTTCTTTAATATTAAGACAACTCAAGTAATGAAGCCATCTGTTATATACATTGATACAGATTCATGTTACGTTCAGTTCGAGGAAATGTACGAATCAATTGAATGGTTAGGCGAACAGTTAACTATTGATGATTTCATTATGAAATTGTACAATATAAGATTAGATAAGTTCATTACGAGCTCTATGGAGCAATACTCTACTGATCTAAACACTGAGAACCACTTATTCTTTGACCTTGAAACAATTTCTTACAGTGGTATTTGGTTATCTAAGAAAAAATACATTCAAGATATTGCATGGATTGATAAGTTATCAGTAGATGATAGGTATAAGACTTTGAGTAAGATTAAGACGGTTGGTTTTGATATTATTCAAAGTTCTACACCGACAATCGCAAGAAAACAATTAAAACAAGCAGTAGAAATATTATTATCTGAAAAACCAACTGCCGAGACTGTTGCAAAACTTGTTGAATTCCTTAAAAAGTCAAAGAAGGAATTCCAATTAGCTGATATTGATCATATTTGTTTTAATAAAAGAACAAACAATATTGATAAGTATATTATAGATGATACTGTTGAATTCCAATTAGGTTTAAAGTGTCCTATAAATGTTAAAGCTGCAGGTTTCTATAACTTCTTGTTGAATAATAACAAGAAATATAAATCTAAGTACAAATTGAATAATAATGGTGAGAAGTTAAAGCTTTATCACTGTAAACATAAAATCTCAAACATGTTTGCATATCAAACGGGAGAACATCCTTACGAATTTGCACCAGAAGTAGATTTTGAAGTTCAATTTGAAAAGTCAGTTATCGATCCAATTAATAAGATACTGACAGCACTTAAACTACAAACACTTAACCGAAATTTAATATATTCAACTTCATTATTTTAATTATGACTAAAACAGAATTTTACAATAGAATTAAAGATCTAACTACAAGAGCTATAGGTGATTCACACCTTGGTTCTGTTGTTAGAGAACTCGTGTCTGAGGTTGAACAAGGTTCAAGCCAAAATGTTGAATCAAATGATAGCCAATATACGTTAGGACAGATGATCACTGAGGTTGAACAAGAAAACCGAGAAAATGGCGATAGACTTTAACACTTTAACTGCTGAACAACAGGCATTTGTAATGGAATACTCTGCCATACACAAGAAACTCACAACACTTCAAGGTGAGATGGCAGATATAGAAAAACGAACACTTGAAACAATAAGTGAACTTGAAGATATGAGATTAAAAGAAACTAAAATATTTGAAAATGGCGAAGAAAAATAAAGAATTTACATTCGATGATTTAAATGCTGAATTAGCAGAAATGAATCCAATGGGATCTGTGATGGATCAATCAAACTTCTCAGAAGTTACTGAATGGATTAATACAGGTAATTATCACTTGAACGCATGCGTTTCAGGAGATATGTTTAGGGGATGGCCAAATAATAGAAGTTGTTCTATCGCTGGACCATCTGGAACTGGTAAAACATTCCTGGTACTAAACTCGATTAGAGAAGCAATAGCACTCGGTTACCGTATCATCTTTTATGATTCAGAAGCTGCTGTTGATAAGGAACAAATGGAAAAGTTTGGTATTGATACTTCGATGGTAAACTACCAACCAATGAATACAGTTCAAGACTTTAGAACATCTATTACGACAATTACTCGTAAAATGCAAGAGGTTAAACGAGCTGGTGGAACTGTACCGAAGTTAATGATCATATTAGATTCTGCTGGTAACTTAGCAACTGCAAAGGAAATTGAAGATGCAGAAAGTGGTTCTGGTAAGAGTGATATGACAAGAGCTAAAATTCTTAAATCAATCTTTAGAATTATAATGACTCCATTAGCTGACTTGAAGATTCCTTTTATCTTTACGAATCATACATATCAATCACAAGGGTTTATTTCAATGCAATTAGCCGGTGGTGGAACTGGACCAGCTTATGCTGCTTCAGTTGTATTAATGCTAAATAGAGCACAGTTAAAAGATGGTACTGATAAAGTTGGTATCGTAGTAACTGCAAAACCTGATAAGAACAGATTTGCAAAACCACATCCTATTAAGTTCCACCTCCACTTTACTGAAGGTATGAACAAATTCGTAGGACTTGAACAATACGTTTCTTGGGACATGTGCGGTGTAACTAGAGGTATTATTGAGAAAGGTGTCAAAATACCAAGAGCATCTGCTAGAACTTGGATTTGTAAACATATTGATAAGGTTGTTAAGAACTCAGATTTCTTTACTGCAACTGTATTTACACAGGAAGTTCTTGAACAAATTAACAAACACATTTACCCTGTATTCAATTACAACGTAGATTCAACCAATGATGTATTGGAAGATATTCTAAGCGAGGAGGAAGATGAGTAGTCTTCTCAATATAAACAAGATTGACGATGACAAGTTACAACTTAGATATGTACTAGGTATTCAAGAACAGATGGAAGATTTTCCAAATCGATTGGATATTATGTACATATTTATATTGAGAGCTGTACAGCAACCTGATCGTCAAAAGGAAACATTCACTAAACATGCGCTTACCGCATATCATGCTAAAGGTCATGATGACAATATAGATATTGGTCTTGCCGATGCAATTAAATATGGTTATATTGAACAATCATGTGAAACAAAAGGCAAAGAATCCTATAAAATAGTATTAAACCCATTCATCTAAAAAATAAATAAATGCAATTCGGAAAAGACTTTGAAAAGATATTCTTTAAGTTATCACTTGTTAAACCAAAATACTTAGGAACAATACAGAGAGGATTTTATACCTCTGACGACATTGATGTTCTACATCAATTAGCTGTTAAGTTTTATGATAAATTTCACGAAACTCCTAAGGTTGGACAAATGAAGCTTTTAGTTTCGAATAGTAAAATTGGAGCTAACATAGACGAAGGCATCATAGATATTATTTACGAGAGTGATCTTAGTCAATACGATGAAGAATGGTTAAATACTACCACTGAAAGTTGGATCAAATGGAGGAACTTCGATACGACGCTGATTGATACCATAGAGTACATCAAAACGACCGAGGTGACACCGGAGAACACGGACAGTATAATAAACAAAGTAAAGTCATTGATTAACGACAGGAACTCGATATCATTTAATTCCGATATTGGTTTAGAGTTTTTCAACGCAGATGATCACCATCAAGAAGATGCTGTAAAAATATCTACAGGATATAATTTCTTAGATAGAAGTTTAAATGGTGGTTATGATAAGGATGGTACTTTAGTAGTTTATGTAGGAGAACAAAACATTGGTAAGTCAATTTACTTAGCAAATGATGCTGCCAATTTCGTTAAGATGGGAACAAACACTGCAGTGGTAACAGCAGAAATGTCTGCTTATAAGTTTCTGAAACGTATTGGTGCTAATCTATTAAATATTCCAATTGCAGAATATGATGTCAAATCACAGAACAAAGATTTAATTAAAAGAAAGCTTGAAAATGTTGGAGATGGTTTTACACCCCCTGGACAATTGTTCGTAAAACAATTTCCAACATCTCAAGCAACCGTACCAGATATTGAAATATATCTAAAGCAAATTGAAGAAGAGAAGAAGATCAAGCTTGGAGCTGTAGTAATTGATTATATTAACATCTTAGCAAATTACAGAAATCTAAATACTGAGAATACTTACATGAAGATCAAGCAAATTGCTGAAGATTTAAGAGCAATGGGTATTCGTAACAACTGGTTAATCGTAACAGCAACTCAAATTAATAGAAACAATTATAATTCAAGTGATATTGGATTAGGAGACATTGCAGAATCTGCTGGACTCTCTCATACTGCCGATGTCATGTTAGGTATTATACAAGATGATATTATGAGAGCTAATTATGAATATTGGTTGAAGATATTAAAGATTAGAGATGGAGAAGGTAAGGGTAATAGATGTAAATTAGAAATAAATTACTCTTACATGAAATTAACAGAAACCGATGAGATTACAACATCAAACATTCACGAACTATAAACAATTATATTATGCAAGGAAGAACTAAAAGAGATAAGATATTTGATAATACGTTCGAAGATCAGGAATTTGAATTAGACACTCGTATGTCATTTGAAATTGCTCCAGCGTATGCAGATCATAGAGAAGAGGAAGATAAGATAGAAGAAGATATTATAATGGATAAAATCCATGATCTTGTTTCAAATTCAAGATTTAAAAAGTTTAATGTGATTGACGAGTTTCAACAATCAACTAAACTAAAGAAAATCGATATAAATGATGTATATGACTTCATGAACGACGAATTATGTCCAGATCATTCAATGGTCTTTGTATTTTCTTGTTTATGTGATTACTTTAATGTAAATCCAACTAAGTTCTACTCGTCTCTTGGTAATAAATTCAAAGAAGACTTAATAACTGAACTTGATAAAACAACTGGTGTTCTCGGAAAAAGAAACATAAATAGATTATTCTAATATGATAGATGATAAAACACTTAATAAAGATGTTAAGCGTATTTGGATTCTAGGAGACATGCACCTCGGTGTTCGTTCAAACTCAATGGAATGGTTACAAATACAAAAAGACTTCTACGAACAACAGTTTATTCCTCATTTAAAGAAAAATGTAAAGGAAGGTGACATATTAGTTCAAGTTGGTGATGCATTTGATAATAGACAAAGTATTAATTTAAAAGTACTTCACTATGCTATTGATTTATTTGAAAGATTAGGAGAGATATTACCAACTCACGTGATTGCTGGTAACCATGATATATGGGCTAAGAAATCAAATGAAGTAACATCAATAGATTCTTTGAAGTGGATTCCAAACGTTAACATTTATAAAGAACCTAAGACATTCCTATGGGGTGGTAGAAAGGTTCTATTAATGCCTTGGAGAATTAACTCAGAACATGAAGTTGAAACTCTTGCTGAATATCCTGGTATGGATATTATGTTTTGCCACTCTGAAGTGAGTGGGGTATCTTTAAATGCTAAAGTTAGAAACATTCACGGAACTGACATTAACGTATACAGAGATTTCAAAGCAGTATATAGCGGACATATCCATTACAGACAAGTTCGAGGTAAGCTTAGATTAGTTGGAACTCCATATGAGTTAACGAGATCTGATATAGGTAATACGAAAGGATTTGATATGGTTGATTTAGAGACACTCGAGGAGACTTTTACAGAAAATACAGTTTCTCCTAAGTTTGTTAAACTATTTCTAACTAACATACTTGATATGACCCTAGGTGAATTGAAGGATTCTATTAGAGGTAACTTCGTAGACTTATATGTACCATCTAATATTGCAACAACATCAGCATTATCTAGATTAATCAATAAAGTTCAAGGTATTGGTAGAAGAATTGAACCTACGATATATGAACAAGATTCGTTAATTGATGTAGAAATGTCTGATATTAACGAAGATGATCTATATAAAGATTACGATGTAATGAATCTTATTAAAGTTTTTTTAGAGGGAAGCAATTATCCTGAAGAAACAAAAGAAAGATTAAGAAATAAACTTATGGCGCTACATGCTACATGCGCATATGATTTTAATCAAGAAGAGGAATAGATGAAAAT